CGTCTAACTGCTTTTAAATCATGCTGGAATTCTTCATTGTCTTTGCGTTGCATATTCTCGATGTCCAGTTTGATTTTGAGTACCGCTTCCCATTCTTTTGCGCCATATTTCTTTACAAAGTCTATCTTTAACTTGGCTTCTTCGTCACTTATTTGTTTCTTATGCTTCCAAGAGTCTAGGGCTTTGATTAATGCCCTTTCTTTTTTAAACTCTGCTTCTCGCCTTGCCCTTAGTCTTTCTTGGGCTTGTTTGTTAGCAACATCCAAGCCGTCTCGCTGTATACCTTCAATAGAGTTAGACAACTCTTTAGATGCCCCTCTGCTTGCGTTAATGCTGTCTGCAAGGGCTTTAGCGCCTTCAGGTAATCCGTAGGCCACATCATTTGCCTGTTAAATAGTGCACTACAAAACCAACAAATGTAGAAAAAGCTGACACGATAGCCATGCCAGCCCAAAAGCCACCACGACCCTTATTGGCTAATTCAAGTAGTGCTTTAACATCCTTACGCAATTCAGCTACTTCATGTTCCATAGCTTCTACTTTTTGCCAAGTTACGCCAAATTTTATCGGGTCAATGTCCACAAACATACTCACTTTTTAGTTGTTGTTTTGCGAGTAGTCGCTTTTTTAACGGTTTTCTTAGCTACTGGTTTTTTTGGGGCAGATTCAGACTTAATGGGGAAGTCAAAGGTTTCAATTTTAGGTTGAAAGCCAAATTTATCTAATATCCAGGTAAATGTAAAGTTCATGCTAATTCCTCATCTGTTGGTTTAGCTAGTGTAGGGTGTTCCCATTTAGCAATGTAATCGCCTTTTCCGTTTGAATCGTTTTGTAGTGTGATTGTTCCATGCAAATGATGAAAATCATTGTCAGTCAATGATGGATATAAAGACACAATTTTTTCGTATAAATTCATTATGCAGTCCTTACTAATGTTCCAGAAAATGCGGTGTATTGAATTGCACCACCATCACCATAAAACCCTAAATTTACTGCTGATGTTGTGCCATTAAGAAGCCCATAAACTTCAAAATAATCACTAGACCCATTTGCATAAACTAAAAATGCTCCACCAGTTCCATTAAATGAACTTGTTACTGCGGCAGAAGAATCTAAATCTGCAAAAACGGCAAAAAGAGAACCATTTTTGTAAAGATATAATGAAATTCTTTTTAAAGTTACATAATTTGTTTGTGCTAATACATTTAATTGATAATATCCAGCAACAGTTGGTGTAAATGTAGATGATGCAAAATTGTTGTTAGTGTCAAAATTTTCTGATTGAAACAAAATTTTAGTTGTTGTGGATGTTGTAACTGCTTGTAAAGCGTTGCTTTTAGCACTAAACGCTGGCATATTACCACTAACCATTACTGTGCCAGTAGCGGCAGGTAATGTTGCGGTATTAGAACCTGCTACGGCTGGGACAGCCAATGTAACACTTCCAGAAGTTGACCCGCCTAATGCTGGATTTGTAACTGTTGGGCTAGTTGCTAGCACTATTGAACCGCTACCTGTAGTAGTAGTTGGAAGTCCTGCTGTAGCTTTAGTAGCAATAGTTTGCACTACACCGCTAGAGTCTTTATAAAATAACTTGCCATCAGCAGTATTAATAGCTAATTCGCCAGCTACTAGATTACCAGCCGTAGGGACATTGGTAGATGTAGCCGAATAATAAAGACTTATCGGAGTAAAGTTTGTCTGTGCCATTTTAGTATGTCCCGCCAAAGATGCCTGTTAAGGCTGTTAGTGTACCAACATTATTAATATCGTTTGTTGCCATATTTAAAGCGCCAGACATAGGTGTTTGACCGTCTGAAGCTACTGATTGAGTTAATCCATCAGCTATGTTTTGCATAGTAGTATTAGCCCAACTAGAAGTAATAGTTGTGCCTGTTACTACGGGATTACCCGCAGGGAGGGTGTAAGTACCGCTACCGTTTCTACTCATCTTTATTCTCCAACTATATTTTGAGCTGCAGGTGCAGCCATGTATGGTGCTAATTCACGAATTGCATCTGCTAATTTCTTTGCTGATTCTGGGCGTTTGCCTACAGCCGTTGTAACCAATTTTCTTGCGCCTGGCAAATAAGGAAGTGCAGTTGCACCAGCCAATCCAGCACCTACTGCAGTTACAGTCGGAAAGGCTTGGTAAGCACTACTACCACCAACTGCACCACCAGCACCTAATAACATATTAACTAATGCACTTCTTCCGGCAGTACCAGAATCAGGTATTTTACTAGGTAAAACTTGAACACCAGCGTCTGTAAGGTCTTGCATTAATGCTTTACCTGTAGCAGTAGCACCTTTACCGGCAGACTCATCAGCAGCTTTTACTGCACTAGCTAACTGGGCAGGAGTAATCATTTCTTGGGTATTAGCCATAGAACCAGCCCTACGAATACGGGAGAAGTTAGCAAAGGCTTTATTAATATTGCCTAATTCTTCAGCGTATTCAGGATTGCTTCTTGATAATGCTTGTCTTACTTGGCCTAATGCTTGCTTATAGGCATTACCAACCATTGCATCTGTGCCTTTAGAACCAGCATAATTTGATGCTAATTCACCTAAATCAGACTCAATAGCCTTGTAAGAACCACCGCTAATCAAACCATTGCCAGGCATATGCTTTTGAATAATGGCTATAACATTATCTGCAACCATTTTGTTTTCAGCTTTTGGCAAGCCAACAACCACCTTATCTAATCGAGAAAGACTATCGTACAAAGGTTGGTCTGGCACAAAAGTCATCTTAGGTAACAATTTGTTGTAGGCATCACTAATCTGAGTCTTAACAGCCTCTACACCAGCACGACCTGTTTCTTTTGGTACTGTGCCACCAATAGGTTCTAAAGCACGCTTAAACGCTGCTTTATTAAATTCTTCAATACCTTTAGTGCGGGAATAATCAATAACATCACCAAGCAAAGGTACGCTAGTTAATTTATCTTCTATTTTTCTAAGTGCGCCACCCATCATTTGACCAGGAGTTAAGTTAACACCCTCGCCAATCAATTTTTGTGCAGCTTCAGATAGTTTTGGTGCTACTACATTACCAATACCACGGCCTATTGCTGTTCCACCAGCGCCACCTACTGCGCCTAAACCTACCTTTTGTGGTATTTCTTGGATTGCTTCCATACCACTAACGCCTGTATCTGTAGGAGTTAATGCGCCAGCAGCACCGCCAATAGCAGCACCTTGCAAATAAGGGTTTGCCCTAGCAAAACTAGGAATCATGCCAGCGCCTTTCATTAAAGCGCCACCAGTTAATACGCCACCACCAATTTGACCAGCACCAAATGTCATTGGGTTAGCTTCTTGAAACGGCTTCATGCGTTGCTGAATAGCTTGTGATATTTCAGCAGGCCTACCACCTGAATATTGTGCAATAGCTAATGCAGGGTCAACAATACCTTTACCAGCACCTACAATAGCTGACTGCCATTGTGGAATCTCAGGCACTCTTCTTGTTGGTTGTGCGCTTGGTGTATTTACAGGCTGACCGCTAAGAACCATTAAACCAGCATCAGAAACCTTAGATAAATCTTTAGCTTCTAAAGCAATTAAATCTGCATCAGAAAGTTTAGATAAATCCATTATTTGATTCCTCTTCTTGCTTTTTCTGCTGCAATAGCAGATTGGTCAGGCATTGCACCTTGCGGAGTCATTCTTGGTACTTCATAGTAAGGCACTAAACCAGCAGTATCAGGGTTTTTAGCCATACTTTGTAGCTTAGACTGATAATTTTCGTATGTAAAGTTAGATGACCGTTTAGCGGCATTTGCCAACTGTTTAATTTCACCTGGGGTAAAGTTAATATCACCAGAAATAGCCCGTTCAGCCAACTTGCTTTCAGACTCAGTAATAGCACCTTGACCACGCATTTGTTGACGACCTTGTAATGTCAATTCAGCAAGACCTTGCATGGCTTGGCGAGTATTACCAATCTTAGCTTCTAATGTATCGCCACCGAAACCAAGAGTATTGGCTATCTGTGCAGCGCCTAAACGTACATTAGCGCCAGTACCAGTAAATAACTTATTGCTATCAATAGCTTGCGTGATTCGATTAGCAGAATCTTCAGTTTTAACTGCTGCAGTTGCTATGCCTTGCGCTTCTTTCATCATTGGGCCAATTTCACCAGCAATAGATTTACCCATAGACACAATAGTGCTAGGTGCGCCAGCACGCTTTAAACCAGTTTGATATTGACCAAACTGAGGATTTTGTTGTGCATATTCAAACTCTTGCACAGCAGTAGGTTTCTTAGGTATAGCTTGTTCAATCAATGCAGATTGATAAGGTGCAGCACCGCCATATACATTTGGCAACTCTAAAGCACCGGTAGCATTACCAGCTTTAATTTGTTGTAATGCAGCCAATCTTTCAGACTCTTTACCTTCACGAATTCTTTGCGCTAATTTAGCAGCTTCAGTATCAGCTTTACCACCAATATATTGTGATGCAGCAATATTGGCTAAAGGCACTAAATTTTGAAAAAATGATGGGGCTACATAACGACCGCTAATCATTTGGCCTTGTGGTTGTTGTTGACCTTGTTGCATTAACAAAGCAGCCATTTGTTGTTGGCGGTTTAATTGTTGTTGTTGGGCATAATCATCTGGCGACATTGTGCCAGCTTGAATTGGGTTATATTCATTTGCCATATTATTTCATCCCTAAATCTTGAGAAGCCAACATTAAACTTTGTTGTGAATAAGGGTTTGTACCATATTGGTCAGCAGTAGACATTTGATTCCAAGGCATATAAGCACCAAACTCATTCATTTTTGCTGCGTCTGCACCTGTTTGTGGTTGACGCAAGGCTTTAGCCATAGCCATTTGGTCTACGCCAACACCAGCTTGCTTGCCTTGTGTTGTCATGCCAGCCTGATTAGTTAAATTCATGCCTTGTTGCAATGCCATGTTTTGATTGGCTTGTTGTTGTGCAATATTTTGAAAAACAGGGTTTAAGCCTTGGTCTTGCTGTTGAAAATATGGCGAAACTTGAGTGAAATAATTGTTATCCATTTAGCACTCCGTAGTTAACCATTTTGATACCATCAGCATTAGTAATAACTGCTTCTGGTTGTATTAATTCAACATCTTGTGCCATAACACCAATGAAGCGACCATGACCTGCCATATCTTTGTATTCAGGTTTGTAATCAAACTCATATACTGGTAAACCATTAGGCAACCAACCAACATTTTTAATGTTTTCTTTAGTGCGAATGTCTGACATAGCCATAATTCCAGCACCGCCAAGACCCATCAAACCGCTATTAAAGTTAGCTTGTGCAGCTTGTTTAGCATTAAAGTCACCCATTTGTGCGTTGTAACCCATTTGCGCTGCGCCTAATAAATCAGCACCACCTGTAGTAGCTTGTTGTGCAGAATTTACAAATGATGGATTTTGCACTTGTGCGCCTGTACGCAAAGCACTTAATGTATTGAGTGGTAAGTTGTAATTTGTAAGCGCTTGGTTGTAAGCCTGTTGATTTGCTTGCTGACCAACACCAAAACCTTGAGTAGTAGCACCCAATAACAAGTCATTTTCTTTAATAGCCTGTTGACGCATAGCGTTTTCATAGGCTTGTGTACCTGGTGCAATACCTTGGTTTGCCAATGCAGCAGTAGTAGATTCACGACTTTGTGCAAGTTGCGGTGCAAGGCGCTGCATATAAGCATCTTGGTAAGACTGTCCAGGATTCATGCCGGTAGACGGTAAATTAGGGTTAAATCCTTGACCCATTACATCTTGTACTTGACCTAATTGGGCGTTAATTGCACTACCAAGCCCTAAAGAAGTCTGATTTTGATTGTTTAATAGTTGCTGACCAATATCAGAAAGACTTGTGGTTGCAGTCCAAGTAGGATTGCCGTATGGGTCTGTACCAGATTGTGTGTAATTTAAATTGCCGTAAGGAGTAACTTGATTTACCCGATTGGCAGCAGTAGCAGCCCTAGCTGCTTCAAGATTACCTTGTGCAGTTTCTTGTGCTGCCGCCCTGTAATCTGGCGCTGCTGGCGCACTTGGCGCTGGGCCTAACCCTAGAAATCCACCACCACCCATGTCATTCTCCTCTTGCTGTTCTTAAAGGGCATTTGATGTCGAGAAATCGACAATCTTCACGCCTCATAGCCATAATCACTAAGTCACCATCCATGTGAGCATCGGGGATTTCGGCTATCACTTTAAAACCAAGGTGTCGGTTCAATCTAAGGGCATCTTCATTACTGCCACATATTTGCCCAATTATAACGCTAACTCCTAGTTTATTAAAGGGATAATCGAAAGCCGCCCACAACAAATCTCGACTCATCCAATTTACCTCATCTACTGCCGCAATGTGCATTTGGCACGCTTTTGGCATAAAACTGCAATATCCTACTACAGCTACTAAATTACCGTCTATTTCTTGCCCTATACATACTGTTTCTTCTGGCAGAGGATGGTTCATTAATCTTACTAACCAATCCCCCATATACTTTTGATTTTCAGTAGTAACTTTTCTCAAACTACACCACCCGCTTCCATCACATAATCGGTAGAAGCCCAATGTAACTCAATATTTCTACTTGCAGCATTAAGGTTTACAGAACCTGTATAGCCTATTCCTGTGACGCCTTGCCAAATTTTAGTAGTAATAAGACCACCAGCCCATATATTACCGTCCCATTTAGCCGCATCCCAAACTCCATCGGCCTGAATACTAGGATTAAATGAAACAGCGCCTAATTGGGATTGAGTGTCAAAATCCACACTAATGCCGCATAAAACGCTTGGTACGCCACCTGTAGACTGTAGGATAGGTCTTACCATAGTAAAACGCTTTAATTGTCCTGGTGAGTCAAAGTAGCTATAGGCTTGTTGTGCGGTTGCAGTAATGTTTGCCTCATCGTCAGATGTAGCTGAATAAAAAGTGCCTACAAAGCCATTGCTTCCAAAGTGCATATCAGCATCGCCCGATACTTCCCAGCAATAGCCTTGAATATTGGTAAATCTAGCCCAAGATTTAGTAATGGTGTGCATTACATATTGTTCCATTCCGTTAGGGATTGGGATGTTAAGAATCAACATATTTTCGCCAGCAAAATAGTTAATTTGCCAGCCAAATTCAGCATAATAAAGACTTGCAGCTTGACTTACTGCAAAGTAAATCTTATCGGTTAAATTGATTCTAGGGTCTAAACGGCTAGATTGTAGGGCAGAAGCCAATGGCACTAATCCATCTTGGGTAAGCAGCAATAAGTCTCCTGACCACTTAAAGAAGCATCTACGGCTAAAGGTTTGACCTAATTGCCATACGCCTTTTAAAGCCCAGGTTGTTGCAGAAGATGGGTCTGTTCCGTTATAAACAATAACTTCACCCATGCTAGTTACAAATACTGCATAGTCATCAGCGCCTTGACCAGCGTCTAATGTCCATGTACCCATAGCTTGTAAATAGCCTGAATTACGGGCAATACCGCCAAAGTAAAGGGGTGAAGCTGCACCACCAATAGAATCTACTGGCAAATACCAGCAAGCTAATGTGTCTTTTTGCGTGAAATACAGGCGGTTTTTAAACAAATTGACATTGACAAATGTATTTGAATTTACGCCAGTAATGCCAATAGTTGTATAAGAACCTGTTAAAGAAGTGACTGTAGAAGTACCTGTAGATGTATAAGTGTAGGTATTTGCGCCTGTTACTGTAATAACAAAAGTACCATTTAAAGTGCTATCAGAAGCACCACTAATAGTGACTCGATTGCCTGTAATCAAGCCATGTGCAGTTGTACCAGTAAATGTTGCAGTAGCAGATGGGCTTGTGCGAGTAATTGCGCTAATTGCAGCAGCAGTAGTAGTTGTAGCAACATAAAACCATGCGCTACCGTCATAAATCATTACAGGGTCTACGCCATTACAAGCTACTAAGAATTTGCCACCAGTATTAGTAATGTTGACTGCTTGCAGTTTATCGCTAGAAATACCACTAAATACTTTAACCGCAGGATTAGCTTTAGTTTCCCAAATATCCCCGCCAGCCGCACCAAATAGTTTATATGTACCTGTTTCGGTGTAATTCATTAGCGTATTAATCTTAGTAGTGGCTTGATTTAAGTATGTTCCTACTACAGTTGCGTTACCACTAGGTGTTGATATTGGCGAATAAGTAAAGACTGTAGTGCTAGTAACGGTAATCTTGTAAACACCGCTATAAGCTGCTGGGGTTGTGCCTGTAATAGACACATAAGCGCCTGTGGTTAAACCGTGTGCTGTAGTAGTGGTTAAAGTTGCTGTAGTGCCTGCATAAGTAATACTACCAATGGTTTTAACACCTGTAGATGTAGTCAAAATTGACGCTACTGTGTAACCTTTACGCATAGTCACATCAGTAGGCGTAGGAAACCAATTAACTAACTGCACAGCATCAGTAGGACTCATATTAGCTAATGAATCCCTAGCGTTCCAACCGCCTATAGGCGATGGTACAGAAGTAGTGTTAGCGGTATTTCGCTTTGCTTGACTTAGTAGCATTATGAACCATAGCCTGTATCAGGAATATTAGCGTAACCAATAAGCACTTTACTTGGATATGGGGCAAATGATAGGTTTGCAGCGCCTTTATCAGTAGATTTAGCGACAGAAAGATAACGCTGGTAATCTTGCTGTAGCAATGTAGTATCAAAGCCTTTAATGCCCCAATATTTCATTTTTGTCAGCAAAACAGTAACACGGTCATCTAACACAATAGTGTCTGAGTCAGCAGTAAGGCTATTTTTTACAGCGCCATCTGCTGCTCTTACCCAGCCTTTAGACTTGTATTCCCATCCTAAATACTCATTAGTATTCATTGGAGGCCATACTTGGAATTGGTTATCCAGAATACGCCAGCGAATACGAGGGCCAGTTGAGATATAACCAGATTTTAGCCATTGCCATTGTTGAGCATCTTCAGGCCCTAATGCTTCCCAATGCTTTGTTTTGTCCCATTGAGTGCGGTCTGTAATGCTTTCAAAGTCAAAAGGCAAGTCATAAGCAGTTTGTGCTAAAACAACAGCGCCATTGCCTGTGCCTGAAGCCATTTGGCTCATTAAAATGTCTTGTCCAGATACACTAACTACTTGCGTATCTTGGTTAATATTGTTTCCAGTAATGCCCCATTGCCTATCGACAGCAGTAATATCCACCCCTGCATCTACGGCAAGCGTAGTAGAGCCATTTACAGAGGTGGCATTACAGTTAATTGCTTGAGTGTAGAAACGATATTGCACTTGGAGAGATTGCCAGTCGTATTCTTTAACAAGGTCATATCCAGCAGCGTTCATTAACGCTAAAATCTGCTGCACATCTTGTGACTGGTTTCCTACAACATAGGTAGGCACAGCCAAGTTTAACTCGGCTGCAACTTGTTGTACCATTTGCAACATCGTTTGGGACATATTAGGCCTCTGCTTCTACTTTTGGTTTGCGTTTTTTAGGAGTCTTTTCCGCTACAGCCGCAAGTATCGCTGACATTTGCTCTTGCATAGCAGCCAGCTTCGCCTCTGTTTCTGCCTTGATTTTATCATTTTCTTCACGCAATGCTTGCAATTCTGCTTCTCTTTGTGCTACTTCTGCGGAATCATTGGCTAAATTCAAGAAAGCCTTGGCTTTTTCACGGAAAGAATGAGGTGACATGCCAGCTACCATACCGATGCGTTGCATTTGTTGGTCTGAGCAGTTAGCTACAGCTTCAACAGTTGGAAACTTAATACCACGCAATTCGTCAGCTTGACTACGGGTTACTTGAGGCCATTGCTCAATAGGTGTGCCAACAAAATCTTCATGTGTGCCTACTTGGTTTTGATAATGTGCCCATTGACGGGGGAAACGGGCTTTATGGCTTTCGTTTGCATAAGTGTCAATTTCACTTAAATTATCGCCAGGTACCATGATTCTAATAAAATCAAATTCTTTAAAAATCGGTCTACCAGCAGCAATAGACTCATCTTCTTGCTTCATAGACCGTTTATAGAATGTGACTGCTAAGTTAGCGTCTGCGCCTTGAATATCGCTTGGAAGTGCCATGTAAATCTCCTAAGTGGTTAGGGTTAATACTGATTAAAAGAAAAAGGGACTCCCCTTGTGAGGGAATCCCTAGGTTGCTACATTTTCTTCAATTTAAGAGGGGTAAACCTATTAAACAGAAGTTGCTGAGAACCAAGCATAATCGCCTGATACTAAAGCAGTTGCTGGTGAAGTGTAAGAACCAGCAGAACCAGTTGCAACGAAAGTCGAAGCATTGATTGAGCAAGTAGCTGTAGAAGCTGTAATAGCTGCTCCTGCTACTGCAAAAACATAACGCTTGCCGTCATTAGCAAAGGTTTCAACAGCCAAAGGGCCAAATGTTGGTACTTGTCCTGCTGGATAAACAGCAGTCAAATCAACACCAGCGATGGGTAAAGTAGTAAATGCCATGATTAATTCCTTTTCTTTATAAATTAGACAGTTAATAAATAGGGGTTTCCCCCTATCTATTAGGTTGTCAACAAGCCTTGTAGGAAGCTGTTAGAAGTTGTGAGGTTACCTGCCCAACCATACAACTTAACGATAGCGTCTTGGTTAATTGCTTGACGCTCGCCACCGATAGGTACAAAGTTACGCTCTTTGTGTGGGCGTAGGAAGATGTAGTTAGTGTTCAAGAGGTACATATATGTAGAAGTCTCTTGTGAACCATAACCACCACCCAATACCACATCAGCAGAAGTACCACCACCGTAGAACTTCAATGAAGCAAAGCCTGAAGCACCTGATTCCTCAGAGGCGATACGCTGAATAGCTTGCAAAGAGTTTACATAGAGTTGATACATTGTGTTACCAGCAACAATCAAGTCAGCCTTGTCAGTACCACGAATCTGCTTGATAGCAGCTTCAGTCATCTTAGCAAGGATGTTTGTTGTAGCAGGAGTTGTAGTTACACCAGTAGTGATTTGGTTACGCCAAAAATCCCAGTTTGCAGCGTTAATGCCACCGTATGTACCTGTAGTTGGAGTAGCAGAAACAGCAGCAGCCAAACCGTCAAGGTTCTTACCGCCATTACCTGTACCGTCACCATAAAGGTCACCGGAGATACGGTTAAGCAAACGAGCTTCAGAAACTTGCATACGACCATCTAAAAGGTCAATGATTGCTTCTTTAGAGCTGTTTTGCAACATTTCCAGACCAGACATTGTTACTGAGTCAGCGTACTGTGAAATCTTGTACTGAGCAGCAGAAATAGGGCTATCTGGAGAAATGTTCAGAACTTCGTAACCGCTATATGAATTAGCGTTATTAGTTGCTGGGTCGTTGTACATGATTTCTTCAAGAATCACATTACCACCTGAGAATGGGCGTACATTGCCCTTTTGGTTTAAACGCTGAAGAATCGCATTGTTTTGTGTTAAGTTGTCT